GTTCAGCGAATACTGGAACTGGTGGTGCTGGTGGTCGTGGTCAAACTAATCAGGTCGGTTTCTCTGGTGGTTCTGGTGTTGTGATCGTTCGATACCCGTCTGACTTCACTATTACTGGTGGAACTGGCCTCACATTCACAACGACGACCGATGGTTCTGACAAAGTAACCACTTTTACTGCTGGCACTGGCACGATCACTTTCGGCTATGGCCCTGCGATCACCACAAATTATCTCGTGATCGCTGGTGGTGGTGGCGGCGGTTCATTCGGTGGCGGTGGCGGCGCAGGCGGCTATCGCAGCGCATTTAACAACGAAACATCAGGAGGTGGCGCGGCATCTGAGACAGCACTTTCTTTGCTTCGTGGTGTTCCTCACACGGTTACGGTCGGGGCTGGCGGAACAGGTGCAACAAGTTCCGACACGGGAATAAACGGTGTCAACGGAAATAATTCTGTATTCTCGACGATTATATCAACTGGTGGCGGTGGTGGCGGAACGAGAAACGGTGCCGGTGCCAATTACACGGCACTCAATGGAAACGCTGGTGGTTCTGGTGGCGGCGCATCGATGGGAGACAACGGCACTCAACAAACTGGCGGATTGGGAACAGCGAATCAGGGCTACAAGGGTGGTGCCGGGCTCATCGGCAACTATCGACATGGTGGCGGTGGTGGAGCGAGCGCAGTCGGAGGAGATGCCGTTGCTGGTGGACAATCTGGAAATGGCGGGAATGGCGTTGCATCGACGATTACTGGCGCATCAGTAACTCGTGCCGGAGGTGGCGGCGGAGGAACCCCATACCCAAGCGGAACGGCTGGAACTGGTGGTACTGGCGGTGGAGGAAATGGTGCTGGTCCAGGTGGGGCAGGAACAGCGAATACTGGTGGTGGCGGTGGCGGTGGTGCATACACAACTGCTGGCGGTGCTGGCGGCTCTGGTGTTGTGGTCGTCAGATTCCCATCGACGAATTCTTACACGGTCAGTGCTGGTTTGACTTTCAGCGCGAGCACCGTTTCTACTGACACGGTGTTGACGTTCACTGCTGGAACTGGAACGCTCACATTCGCGTGAGATAGTAAGATGTAGGCACCATGGCGATTACCGGCACCAAATTGTTCTCGAGTGGTGAAGTCCTCACCGCGTCAAACGTCAACCAGTACCTGATGCGTGGCGTTAAAGTGTTCTCATCTGCAGCAGTGCGCGATGCTGCATACGGCGGCGTGGGCGAGCCGACACTAGAGGCTGGAGAAACTTGTTATCTGCTTGATACGCTTATCATGTACGTGTACAATGGCACTGGGTGGGACGCCGTAGGCGGCGGCGCAGATATCCTTCAAGTTCAGATTTTCAGTTAGGAGATTAGAGTGGCAACCTATAGTAAACAAGTATTGAGCGGTTCTACAGATGGAGCCGGCATCTTGGTCGCTGCGACTGCATCGGCTGGCACAACGATCCATACAGCATCAACTACGGCAACAACGTTCGATGAAGTGTGGTTGTACGCTGTAAACACAGACACGACAGCGCGCAAACTGACGATCGAATGGGCAACAACTACTGCGCCCAACGGCAATATAGAGTTTACCGTGCAACCGGAAAACGGTCTATATTTGATGGTGCCGGGACTGGTGTTAAAAGGCAATGCTACGCCTTTGGTGGTTCGTGCGTTCGCTGCAACTGCTAACGTTATAGTGATTCACGGGTACATTAACCGAATTACCGCGTAGGCACGCCCATGTCTCGTTTTGATCGTCTGCCGAGGGGCGGCGCAAACTTGTCAACGGATCTTGCCACTCGTTCGTCAATGATGCGGAACTCCGCTCCCGTCTATTCATTCTGGCGAGGACTGCCGGACAACGTTGAATTTATCGCTGTAGGTGGTGGTGGTTCTGGTGGTGGTGGCAACTGGACTAACGATAACTACGGATTGGGCGGAGGTGGCGGTGGACTCGCTGCCGGCAATCTGGCAACACCCGTCGGTGGGACGATCACTGTTGCAGCGGCAGGCAGTAATTCCGAGTGTTTGGGCAATTTTGGCAATGCCGGCGGCAACGGCAGCGCCACTGGTTTCGGCAGTCCCGGTGCCGGTGGGACGAGATCCACAACGGGCGGAGGAAACGGAGGGGCAGGCGGAGGCAATAACGGCCCGACTTCTAGCATTACTGGCTCATCAACCTACTACGGCGGTGGTGGTGGAAACTCTGCATACGGTTCAAGTCCACCCGGGGGACTCGGTGGAGGAGGGACAGGTGGGCAAGTAAACGGATTCGGACCGACAGGCGGAACGGCAAATACTGGTGGTGGAGGTGGCGGCAATCCGTTCGGCAATGGCGCTGGTGGTGGATCTGGTGTCGTCATTATCAAATACCGTGATGATTATCCTCCGCTTTTGTCTATAGATCCGGGTTTGACATACACCTATTCGGTATCTGGCGGTTTTCGCCTTTACACGTTTACGGCTGGCACTGGCGCTGTAAGAATGTAGCCAAAAGCCTATGGCCGAGTGATAAGATAGCAAACTAACCAAAGGATAGAGAAGGACAACATGGCGCATTACGCATTCCTAGATGAAAACAACATCGTCACGGAAGTGATCACCGGACGCAACGAGGACGAAGTGGTGGACGGCATCTCCGACTGGGAAGAGTGGTATGGCAACTTTCGAGGTCAGCGCTGCGTGCGCACTTCGTACAACCACCGTATCCGCAAACAGTTTGCTGGTATCGGCTACTATTACGATGAAGACGCCGACGTGTTCGTCGCTCCGCAGCCTTTCCCGTCGTGGACGCTCGACGAAAACCACGACTGGCAGCCACCAGTGCCGAAACCAGAAGGCGCAGCCTACTGGAACGAAGACGCGCAGGAGTGGGTAGCCGTCGAACAGTGACAGCCGCAACGCACACCTGCGTGGTAGGCTAGTCACATTCGGGGAGGTGCGTATGGGTGAACTGTTCGATTCGTTGCGGAGTGTACGTCGTCCAAGCCGGCGACCGGTTCTAATCGATGTCATCGAGAAACTGTCACCGGAAGACCGCGACGACTTGATAAAAGCACTTAACACGCACACGATCCCCGCAGCGGCGATCCGCGAAGCGCTAGCCAAACGCGGCATAGACATCTCCGTGTCTGTGGTGTACCGCTACAGAACTGGAGAATACGATCATGTCTTTAAGTGACGACATCAACAAAGCAGCCGCCGACAGCACACATCTAGAAGTCTCCACACTGCGCAGCCAACGCGACCGGCTAACCAACCAAAACGCACGACTGCATGAGGAAAACGAAACATTGCGGCGCGCACTGTCGCTGGTGGATTTAGCGGAGTCGCAGACGTTGCAGCCGCCGAAATGGTTGGCACCGACGAAACCGAAAACGAGCGCCGCCACACTCGTCGCTATGTTGTCCGACACGCACTACGACGAGATCGTTAACCCGGACGAGATGGAAGGACTGAACGCCTACGATCGGGACATCGCGACCGCACGCACTCAACTGTGGAGCAGCAACATCGTCAAACTGGCCCGCCACCACCTAAGCGGCGTAACCTACGACGGCATGGTACTTATGCTAGGCGGTGACATTTTCAGCGGCGACATCCACGAGGAACTATCAATCACCAACGAGGACACGATGATCGGCTCGCTACTCTACTGGTCAGAGCAGATCGCCGCCTCTATAGACGTGTTCGCCAATGAGTTTAAACGGGTGCACGTTGTCGCGGTGGTGGGCAACCACGGACGCACAACCCGCAAACCGCGTATGAAGCAGCGCGTGCGCACTAATTTCGACTGGTTGCTGGCCAAGATGGTGGAACGGCATTTCGCTAACGACAAACGGGTGTCTTTTACCGTGCCGGAGAGTGCAGACGCATGGTTCCAAATCTACGACCACGGCCACCTGCTGACCCATGGTGACCAAGTGAATGGTGGCGGTGGCATCGGCGGTATCTACCCGCCTATTATGCGTATGCGCGCTAAGAAACAAAGCCGGTACATGGTTACCGGGAAAGCGTTCAGCACTTTGTGGTTGGGCCACTGGCATCAGTACCTGAGTACTCCGTCGATGGTGGTTAACGGCTCGATGAAAGGATACGACGAGTACGCCATGCTGAACGGGTTTTCGTTTGAACAGCCGCAACAGGCTCTAGCGGTAGTCACACCGAAACACAATTTGACGTTTCAGGCTCCGGTGTTTTGCCTTGATAGGAAGCGTGAAGGTTGGTGATGTTGCGCGATTACTCGATCGTGTACGTGGTGTGGGCAGACGCGCACACTAGCGAGGCCGGTTGGATCGATCTTGATGACTATGAGGATCAAGGTGAGGCGCTCGTGCACACGGTGGGATTTTTGGTGCCACTCGGGTGCGAAGGCAGTAAGAAGGATCACGTGACGTTATGGCAGTCGATCAGCGACGACGATGCTATCCACGGTTTTCACATACCGGTAGCGATGGTGCGCGATATCAAAGTGTTGGCTGGTTCTGTTGACGTTTCCACACATCGGTTGACTGAGTAGCGTTAGCGCGCGCTGCTACCATTGACGTATGATGTGGATGTCGCAAATGCGCGAAGTGTTTAGCCGTTCTGTTGCTGTTTTCGTGTCGTCTGCTTTGGCCATCATCGGAGGCGGCGCGATCATCGCACCCGAACTGGAGATTTGGAAATCAGCGGTTTTGGCCGGTTTCGCGGCGGTTGCGCAAGTTCTGCAACGTGTAGCGCAGGCTGCAGTCGATGGCCAGTTGACCGACGAGGAGATCGACGAAGCGTTCGGATCTGGCAACAATGACTAGACCGTACACTGGCAACAGTGACGCACCGGCTGCGCGTCTGCGTCCCGGTATGAAGGCGTTCATCGACCGCGTGGTGTACCTGAGTGATGGCGCTTTGTGGAACAACGGCGATTTTGGTGTGCGCGACATGCGTGGGAAAGCCGGCCAAATGTCGGTTCATGCGACAGGTCGGGCTTGTGACTTCTCCTATCGCAAGATGGGCAGCAAGGGCAAAGACAACGGTAGGCAACACGCTACACAATGGTGCAAGATTCTGGTCGATAATGCTGACGTGTTCGAGATTGAATGCATCCTCGACTATTTCCCTAAGCCGCATGGTCGTGGCTGGCGCTGTGACCGTGGCAAGTGGACGAAGTACACAAAGGCAACGATCAGTGGTGCACCGGGTGGCGATTGGCTGCACATCGAGATCTCGCCACGTATGGCCGGCGATCCTGCTCTGGTGCACGCCGCTTTCGCTAAGGTGTTCGGTGCATGATGTTCACAGAGGTTGTTCTTGCCGCGTTGATCGCTGCTATCGCTTCGATTATCGTTGCGTTGATCCAACGGGTGCGCAAAGAGAACAGCCGCGACCACGCGCTAGTGGTCGATCTCATTAAAGTGTTGGGGCGCAAAGTGGACAAAGTGGACGCCAAGGTAGATCGTCATGTAGAGTGGCATATGGAGAGGGATAAAAAGGATTAGGGTTGCCGGAAGGCCGCGTCGGGACGGCCTCGGAGGAAATGCTTGACAGGTACCCACCCCGTGTGGTAAGATATCTATATGGACACGAACATCACATTCCAAGTCAAAATCTACGCTAATTCCAAGTTCCAAGCCACGATCGAGCGCTACTTCGACACCAAAGAAGAAGCACAAGAACTGGCTAGCGTTTTGCCCAAGTGGGTGAAGGCAAAAATCGGTTCGATTGGATACACAGACCCAGCCAACGCTAACGGCTACCACGTTAAGTATTACGTCTATTGTTGGGCACCGCTTTACGGCACTAGCAACAACGAACGCAACGAGTCAGGGATTAAGCGCCTGCACAAACTGATCGACAACTACAGCATCGAGTACGTCAACACGTTGACCTATGGCGGCTACGACACACTGGAGGAAGCACTGGCAGCGCTGCAAAAGTAGAGCATCATTGACAACACCTATCCACAAGTGATAGGCTGGCATTCGGACACACACCACGGAGGACAACATGGACACACGGATAGACACCACTCACCACGCGATTCTCGCCATGCGCGACGCGCTCAACGCCCACGGGCTACCGAACGCACTCGCGCACGTGCCGATCAGAGTGCGCAAATTAATACCGCCGGACACGTTGCGCGGGTTGCTTGATGAAGCACGCAACACCCAGCCAGCAACAACGCCAACCACCGACACAGTGCACGACACGTTGACCGCCTACTGCGACAACCACCCATATTGCATCGTCACCACACGAGTGTTGGCAGACGTTGCCGGGTGCAGCCAGCACACCGTGCGCAAGTTCATAAGCAACAACGAGCACTATTTCAAGCGATTCGACCAATACAAGTGGGAGATTCGCAATTATAAGCAAGAAAGACAACAAGACAAGGAGAACAACCAATGACAATTCACGCCATCGTTGGCGGCCAATTCGGTAGCGAGGCCAAGGGCCACGTTGCCGCACAATTGACCGCACACTACCGCGACCTAGGCCACCGGCAGTATCTGATCCGTGTGGGCGGCTCGAACGCCGGCCACAGCGCAGTCGATAGCACCGGACGCGTCTGGGCATTGCGACAAATCCCAGCCGCGGCAGTGATCGACCGCGACGCCGTGCTCGTCATCGCTGAAGGCAGCGAGATCGACGTCGATGTGATCACCAGCGAGATCAACGAACTTGACGCCGCAGGGTTCGACGTCAGCCGACGGCTGTGGGTCGATCCGATGGCCACCATCATCGAGCCACGCCACATCGAAGCAGAAGCCGGCAGCGACATCAACGCACGCACCGGCTCAACCAGCAAAGGCATCGGTGCCGCTCGAGCAGATCGCATTATGCGCAAAGCCAAAACCGCACGCGACATCGACGACTTTACTGAGATGTTGATGCCCACATCCACGTTGCTGCAACAGGCGTACTACAGCAGCGCCACCGGTGTAAACCTGCTAGTCGAAGGAACCCAAGGCTACGGTCTTGGAATGCACACGACCTACTACCCGCAAAGCACGTCGGGCAACTGCCGCACGGTTGACTTGCTTGCTCAGATCGGGTTCGTCCCGCTCAACTGGCAGAAGCGGCAAGACGTCCACACGTGGCTCGTGTTCCGCACGTTCCCGATCCGTGTCGCAGGCAACAGCGGCCCGCTACACGAGGAAACCGACTGGGACACGCTCAACGCATGGAGCGACGGCTACATCAAAGAAGAACGCACCACCGTCACCAAGAAGGTGCGACGCGTCGGATACTGGGACGCTGACCTCGCACAGCGCGCAGTCATCGCCAACGGTGGAGCCGGCCCACACCTGCACGCCTGCCTCATGTTTTGCGACTACCTCGACAGCGAACTCGCAGGACAAACCGACCTCGAGGCCATCTACCGAGCAAGCGACGAGGCACGCGCCGCGATCAACCAAATGTCCACCGATATCGGCGTCCCGTTCGCAATGTACGGCACATCGCCATCGAGCGTCATTTGGAATCACGCAGTTATCAATATCCACAACTGGAATGCAAAGAGAGCAGGTTAACAATGTCATCTGGAATCATCGACCCAGCAGCCCAAGAACTGCACGATTGGTGGCTCGACCACAGCACCAACGAAATCGACGGCATGATCGAGAAACTGATGGAGTATGGCACCGGTGATCTCTATGAGATCGGGCGCACGATGCTCGGGTTTTTCGATCCGGTGAGGATGGAAGACCACGCGCTGTGCTACGAAATTGGCGTGATGTTCTACGTCGTGGGCAAAATCAACCGTGTGATCAGCGCCGCGCACAAGTCGGAACAGGCGTCAGATGACACTTGGCACGACCTCGCGGTTTACTCCAAGATGGTGCTCGCGCGCCGCGCCGGAGTGATGCCATGAAACACGACGCAATCCAATACTGCCGCAGCCGCTCGATGTTCACACATCAAATCAACGAAGCGCAACACCGTTGCGACATCAACGGCACCACCGAGTTGGTGCAGTTGCTTGACGCTGACGGCCACGTTATCGAGGAGCGATCAATCGAACCGAACCCCAACCGCAAGATCGTGAGGAACCAATGGCGCTAGTGTACTTCGCCCACCCGATCGACTTCAGCGACGGGTTCGACATGATGACCGTTCGCAGCATCAGATCGGTGTTGGCACACGTCGAAGGTGTCGCCGTGTTCGACCCTGCTACAGCGTGGATCGTGCAGCCACCGATGAAAGGCGTGCTTCAGCGCACGAACGACAAGATACTGAACGAGTCGGATTGCATGGTGGCCTACCTGCCTACCGGTGTTGAGACGAAAGGCACGATCCACGAGATTGCGATCGCAATCGAACGCGGCATCCCGGTCGTGTTGCTCACCACCGACGGGTTCGCCACTCGATCGGCCTACGAGGTTTGGTTGAAAGAACACGAACACGTCCACACTTTCCACGTGCGTGATGTCGCTGTGGCTGCCGATATGGTGCGCTATCAGATCGGCCAGAAACGTGACCGCCGCGCGGTGGCAAAGTTCGACGGTTCACCGGATCAACTTAAACGAGCACACGTTGGCGACGCCGGTTTCGACCTGCGTTACAACGGAACCGAGCCTATGGTGATCGGAGCGGGTGAACGTGCGGCGGTGCCTACCGGCGTGCGGATCGAGATGCCAGAAACTCACTATGCGCTGATCGTTGGCAGGTCGTCGTCGTTCAGCAAGCGCGATTTGCTGGTGCCTTTGTCGGTGATCGATCAAGGTTTCCGGGGCGAGTTGTTCGCGGTTTGTTGGAATTACGGCCAGCACTCCCAGACGATCGAACCGGGCGAGCGGATCGCGCAAGTGTTGCCGATGACGCTCGAGGCCGACCTGCTACGCTGGGTTGCAGCGCCGCTATCGGACTCGGCCAGAGGTGAAAATGGCTTCGGCTCGTCCGGTCGTTAAGGTTTGCGCTTGTGCGGAGTGTCCACCGCATTGGAGCGCAGGGCGCGGCGGTATACCCTCCAGCCGCCGCGCCCACCTATCTCCGTTTGCCTTCTCTGGCCTCTCCCGTGTTTTTCCTTGCACCGGAGACGCCAGAGGGTACTTCGACGGGTATCTCATCCACTGAACAAAAAGAAACGCGCGGGAACGCGCCACACCTAGAAAGTAGCCTGACAGCATGACATCACCAAAACTAGCAACAACCACCAGCCGGGGCCGGATGTACACCCACCCAGTCACCGGCAAATCATACCCATCAGTCACCACCGTGCTCGGCACAGTCGGTAAAGGCGAAGCGCTCAAACACTGGGCCGCCGCCGAAGTAGCCAAATACGCAGTTAAAAACAGCGCCACGTGGCTGAACCTCGACGAACAAGCCGCGATCGACCTGCTCAAGCGTGAACCGCTTCGATTCCTCGACCGTGCAGCATCTCGAGGCACCGACGTCCACGCAATCGCCGAAACCTACGCCAAAACCGGATCGATGCCAGCATACGCAGCCGAAATCGGCGGCTACGTTGACGCTCTCCGCTCATTTTTCGAGCAACACCAGCCAGAACCGGTGCTGGTCGAGGCCACAGTGTTTGACGACGTTGTGGGGTTCGCTGGCTCGTTCGATATGGTGTGCAAAATGCCCGCGTTCGGCGACGAACTGGTGATCTTGGATTACAAGACCAGCAAAGCCATCTACCCGGAGGTGGCCGCACAGTTGGCAGCGTACGCACACGCCGCCGAGTATGTGCTCGACGACAATACCGTACACAAAATGCCGAAAATCACCAAAGGCGTGGCCGTCAGGCTCGCCGGCGACGGCACCTACGAAGTGATCGGCTGCGATATCGAGGAAGGTTGGCGCTACTTCCAGCAAGTGCGGCTTGTACACGAGATCAACACCAAATCGATGCTGCTCGGTCGAGTAGTGACGCCAGCGATCGACGACAACGCCGTTAATGACAAAATCGAGCGTCTAAAACTGCGAATCGCTAACATCCGTGAAACAGCGCCACAAGCGTTGGCAGTGTTGGCGGCAAGTTGGCCGATCGGTGTGCCAACATTCAAATCAGAACATAGGCACACCATGTCCGAGTTGCACGCCATCGAGCGAGTGCTGAACACCGTAGAAGGCGACCACGACGTGCCATTTCCGAAACTCCCGGTGAGCCAGCCAAAGCAACCGCCCAAGGCGAAACGCGTAGAGCCGGACAAGTTGCCGAGCGAAGGCGTGACCGTCGATCCCGACCAGATCGCCAAACTGCGCGAACGGCTCAACAAGAGCGACGTGCTGGTGAAAGAAGTGGCACGCGCATTGGCGAAACAAGCAAGCGAGGCGAAGCGATCGATCTCGCTATCCGGCAAACCGTCGCTGCGTCGCTATCTGCTGGTTGAGTTGATGTTGGACGCGCTAGACCTCGGCGAAGGCGACCCCGGTATCGTCGAAGCATTACTGCGAGAACACAGCGAAATCACCACCACGCTCGGTGCCGCGCTCGGCGGCCTCGACATCGAGCAAATCACCAAGATGTCCACAACGCTGAAACAAATCAAAAACGGCGAAGTGGCAATCCAATACAACAACGACACCTACACCGTAGGGAAAGGACAGTGACATGAGTATCAACTGGCAGGACTTCGAACGTCCATCAGGAGGCGACTACAACAGGTGGAAGCCAGAGACAGAAGGCGACTCAATCGGCGGCAAAATCGTCGCGATCCGGATCGCCACAATGCCAGACGGCAACAAGTACCCATCGCTCACCATCAGCAAAGGTGGCGACAACTACGAAGTGCTGGCATCACAGACCCAACTGCTGCGACTTCTCGCAGAAAAGAAGCCAGCCGTAGGTGACGACATCAGTATCACGTTCGCCCGCACCGAGAAACTTGCGGGTAACAAGACACTGAAGCACTTCGAAGTTAAGATCACCGCAGGCAAACCGGTTAACGCCGACGAGTTGATCTAACCATGCCCGCCGCTTTCGACTTTCCGTATCTGGTTGACGAAAGAGCGGCGTGGGTCAGTGAGGCCGCCTGCCGCGGCTACCGTACCGATGTCTTCTTCCCCAAGTCGATGACTGACGACGGTGCTGCGGAGGCGGTCGCACTCTGCAACCGCTGCCCGGTGCAGCGAGAATGCGCACGCTACGCAATTGTGAACAATATCGAATTCGGCATCTGGGGCGGCCTGTCGCCACGAGCGCGCCGAGAGATCGCGTCATCAGCATCACGGCGCGACCGTTCACGCGAACTGGCCACGTTCGAGACATACAATTACTACAAGAAGCAAGGGAGGACAGACCCAGTGAAAGCGACGGCGCGCGCGCTGTTCATCAGCACCGCCACCGTGTACCACCACATCAGAATCATCAAGTTTAAACAGATCTTCGATGACGGCGGTGAGATGTGAGAGTTAGAATGACCAACCCCTATAAGAAATGCACCTGCAGCCGCTGGTCTAGTTACGACGGAGAATGCGATTACTGCAAGTGGGAGAGCGAAACGGAGTTATTCAGTGCTGACATTGCACGAACTGATAGTGATCCGTCACTTGATCCGCAAAGTGTACGACAAACAGCACGAACAGCAAATCGTGCAGATAGTGGACAAAATCGAGAAAGAAATCATCAAAGCCAGAACAACAGACAGGAGGCCAACCGGTGAACTTAGCGAAACGTGAACGGCAACGGCTCGACGCGATGCGCAACGAAATGACAACAGAAACATTTCTAGATCAAGTTGCACACGAAATCGAACAACTGCAGCAAGAAGTGCTCGCGTGGAAATACGCGGCGTACGACCTGTCTCGAGCGCTCGACATTCAAATATCGTTCACACCGAAGCACACCACCATGGGACACGAAACCGTACACGCCACACTCGCAAAACGAACCTACCGGCAGTGTAGTGAAACGTACGGGATGGAGTACAAACCATGAGAATCTGGCAAACCAAAACACGCCGGCAACGCGACCTGTGGGAAGACATCGCGTGCGACCTGTACAACGCAGCACAAGAACAAGACTATAAAATCATGGTGCACGCCATGAAACGCTACGAACAAGCAGCCGGCCACAACGAACAGGACAAAAAATGCAGATTCTTTCTGCTGCGTACGGATTGACCGGTATGCTCGTGTTGATCTACGGAGTTCGCTATGGACGGTGAAGATGTACACTGGTTCATGTACCGCGACGCCGCTAACACGATCGCAACACTCGACCAACGGATGGCCGCATTTCGCGATCTGATCACCGCGTGGAGGCTTACAGCCGAACAACTGGTCGAACACCCGGAACACATACGGCGCTGCACCGCCGAAATAGACGAATATGTGAACAACATGAAATGCGGCAGATGTATCGCGCTGCAAATGTACTCGGAAGTGAAGGAGATAACAAGTGCTATACTGTGACAATGGCGAACGCCAACAAACGCAAAGGCGACCGCGCGGAACGCGAACTAGCCGCACTACTGACCGAAGCGTTAGGCGTACCGGTGCGTCGGTTCCTTGGAGCCGGGAGACAAGACGACAGAGGGGATTTAGACGGTGTTTCGAATCACACCCTGCAAGTCAAAAACTGGCGCGACATCACAGCAGCGATACGCGTCGGAATGGAACAACTGAAACAGCAGCAGGCTAACGCCGGCACCGACAACAGCACGCTATTTATAAAACACCCGCGCCACGGATGGCTCGCGGTACAAACACTAGAACAATGGACGAAAAGCAACGGAGGGAACAATGGACAATGTGACACTGGAATGGGCGCTCCACTACGCTAGCCACGGCTACCGCGTAATCCCAATCAAACCGAAAGAAAAACGCCCACCAATGGGCGCATGGCAAGACGTCGCCACCACACACACCGGAACAATACAGGCATGGTGGACAGGCCAATTTGCCGACTACGGCATCGGCATCGTCACCGGAGCACTCGACGACGGCACCCGATATATCGTGCTCGACATCGACAACAAAAACAACAATATCGGCCAAAAATCACTAGAAAAATTGCAAAAACAACACGGCCAACTGCCCGACACAATCCAAGCCATCACCGGAGGCGGCGGCACCCACCTGTTGTATCGGCTACGCGACCACCACCAAATGCCCGGAAACGGAGCAGGCCGCTACCTCGGCGAAGGTATCGACATCCGAGGACACAACGCACAAATCGTCGTCACACCAACCCAACACCCAAACGGCAACTTATACGAATGGACAGAAGGCCACGCAATCGGCGAGACAACAATGGCCTACGCACCCGACTGGCTGCTAAACCTACTAAACCCACCACAACAACAGCCGACCAGCACACCCGTGACACTCGACAACGGGCCAGACGAACGACCCGGCACCAAGTTCAACCGATCGACCACATGGGACTCACTGTTAACCGCAGACGGCTGGACACCGCACCACCACGACCCCACCACCGACACCTACTATTGGACAAGACCGAACAAAAACACCCGCGACGGCATCAGCGCAACCGTCAACCACAACGGAAACGACTCGCTAACCGTTTTCACCACCAGCATCCACAACCTGCCACCCGGCTCGTACGACCGCTTCGGATATTGGACACAGACACGCCACCGAGGAGACTTCGCCGAAGCCGCCCGACAATTAGCACAACAAAACGACAACCAAATCGAGCAATGGGTGCGTACAATCCAAAACGACAGCCGCCCACAACTAGACATCGACACCGGACAACCAACCGACCAAGACCCACTCGCCACATGGTACGTCAACTGGCCCACATTGTGGGACAGCGAACAGCAACAAGGTGAATGGATCTGCGAACCGATCCTAGCCCGAGGCAGAGCACACGCACTATACGCCGGCGCGAAATCCGGAAAAAGCCTCCTGCTGCTCGAGATCGCCGCAGCGCTCGCCACCGGACGCGCCATCCTCAACAACCCCGCCCGCGACCCCATCGACGTCCTATATATCGACTACGAGATGACAGCCGCCGACGTACGCGACCGGCTCGAAGCATACGGATACAACCGAGAAGACAACCTCGACCACCTCCACTACGTGCTACTGCCATCGATCAGCGGCCTAGACACCAGAGCAGGAGCCGAAGCCGTCATCGCCGCCATCCAACAAAAAAACATCCAACTAGTCATAATCGACACCACCGCCCGCGCAGTCGAAGGAGAAGAAAACGACGCCGACACCATGCGCTCGTTCTACCGGTGGACAGGCGTAGCCATGAAATCGCTCGGAGTCACATGGATCCGAGCAGACCACGCCGGCAAAGACACCAGCAAAGGACAACGCGGCACATCAGCAAAAAACGACGACGTAGATATCGTTTGGCGATTCACCAAACGCAACACCACCAACATCCTGATGGAAGCCACCCACCGGCGAATGCAATGGGTCCCAGAAAAAATCGAACTTGAACTGAGAGAAATCGCCGGCAACCTCCAACACACACTCATCGGCGACGAAATCAGCGAAGCATCAATCCAACTGGCTAAAACCCTCGACGACCTCGGAGCAGCCGACGACATATCAGCCCGAGCCGCCCGCCAACTGCTAAAAGACAACAACATCAGATCAGCCTCCGACATCCTGCGGGCAGCACTACGAACACGCCGAGGCAGGTTCAAATCAGCCACCATCGAGACATGGGTGGAAACCATCGAGCGGGTCGGCACATTCTCCGGCACATACCCCTCGAACAGCGGCACACCCAACAGCGGCACACCTGCCGGCACACCCACGGAAACCGCGTCAGGACGCGGCGGCACATTTCCGGCACATTCCGGCACATTGCCAAGCGGTGACGTGCCGCCGGTGCCGCGCTCAAAAGAGCGGCACGGCGACGGCACACCCACCCAGCAACTCAACCTAGACCAGATAGACGACTGGTTGTAGGTATTTCCTAGCCAATAGTTGTATAACCCCATGTCCGTGTGGTAAGATGTATCCATGGACACAACACACAAGACAGTTAAAAAAACCACATTCCGAATCGAAACCTGCAAAGGCCGACCGGCATCAGTCACCACCCACTCGATCACACTGAGCGGCAGCGAACGGATCACCGTGCGCAAGTGGCTCGACACCAACGAAGTGATCATCACCCACTCGAAGGGCAACGCATGGAAGCAACCCGACAAGTACGTAGTGTTCGCCCGCGTTGAACTGCCAACCGCCGACGAAGCGCCAATCTTCCGCACCATCGCCGAAATGCTCAGCAATTAACCACGGAGGCGATAACCATGAACCTAGACCTGATCGAACGCCGAGGCCGGCTATCCTACAAAGTTGGTTGGACAATCCAAACCCTAGAAGGCAATTTCCGGCTGTCACTCGATGGGAACACCATCGAAGCCCGCAAACCGCGTGGACGCAACCGGTGGAGGCTGTGCAAGCGGGAGGACGTCGTGCAATTCATCGAGAGGCGCGGCGAGAAATAACCACCCTCCGGTGGTGGGGTACTTGCGCGACCACACCACCATGTGGTAAGATATATTTATGGACACGAACACCAAGGAGACACCAATGGACACCACCACCCGCACCGCCTACCGCATCGGCTTTGGCCAATGCGCAGCACAGCCGGTCAACACGCTCGAGGTCGGCGATACCCTCGTGTGGAATTACGGCTACCAGTATGAAGTGATTTCGGTCTGGCAGAAGTCCAAGACCATGTGGGCAATCACCGAGCGCAGCATCAACACCGGCAAGGTATACACCCGCCACATGAAAGGCACCACGCTCGTGGTCACACGCCGCGCGATTCAGGCACGGATCGGTTCGGTGAAGTGATGCGACGCAAAACCACCAACCCATTTAAGAACTTCACCGACGCAGAACTGAGCCAACTTGACAAAGCGCTGAAGTTGCGCATCGGTGACACGTTCTGGACGTATGAACACGTTAAGGAGTGTGAAGCGATCCGCAGCCTGCTGTGGGCCGAACAAGAGCGCCGCCTCGACATCAAACTGCAGAAGTTAGAGCAACGTAGGATGGCCTCGTGATGATGTATTACAGCGGTCGCACCAAGCCCTACCCGTTCGCGGAATTACGCGCGGTAGCCAAAGACGTGCGCGAGTCCCTCACGATGGCCGACTATTACATGCGCCAACGCGACCTAAAGCGAGCCGTTGAGTGTTGGCAAGAAGCCGCCGCCTCAGCAGCCGACGGCGAGGAGATGATCATGTTTAACCAAGCATTAGCAAAACAACAAGAAAGGATCAACCAGAATGGCACTGAAGGTAACTGACCGAGCAAAGTGGGAACGGACAAAAGACAGGTTCACCATAGCCGTGTGGACTGGCCTGCTGTTCCTGTTCATGTACCGGGCAGCCAACGACATCGACACCAATCTCGATTTGCTCAGTATGGTCGTGGCCGTGTCCGGTTGGCGTCTGTCGAAGATGATCGTTGAAAGCGATAAGGATTAGCCGGCACTAGACTGGTCGGCACTTACCACGCAAACGCCGCTGTAGATCATATCCCCGATCCAGAGAAGGAACGAATGCGCAACACACGCAAAATAGCCGCCGCTTGTCTTATGCTCGCGGCAGTCTTAGCAGCACAAGCCAAAGCCCAACAGGTCGAGGCACCAACAACTGTCACACCACCCTCGATCGCAACCACAATAGTCACAACAACAACGACTATCCCACCGTTGCCAGAGCAGTACACTCATGGCGACTGCAGTTGGGTACCGCGCGTGGCTAAAAGCGTCGGGTGGACTGACCACGAGATTCCGACACTGATCCGGATTATCAAACGCGAATCTGGTTGTTGCCCACGTCGAATCGGTGGCAGTGTGGTCGATAGTAATTGTAATTTCATCCGCATGAGCACTTGGACCCACCCATCGGACTCTGGCCTGTTGCAAATCAACGGAGTGCATTGGAAACAAGACCACAAGCACTACCACGGGCTGGTTTGTAAGAAGATGGGCATTTGCGAACAGGAGCCGCTACTGGATCCTGTTATCAATTTGGCAGCCGGTCGGTTGTTGTACGATGTCGCTGGGTGGCAGCCTTGGAGTGTGAACGGCTAAATCACGTGGAAAGTGATAAGATGTCACACCATGGAGAACCCCACCAAAGAACTTAGACCGTGCGGCACGTACGCGGCTGCGCGTCGCCATCAAAGACGTGGCGAATCAATGTGTACCCAATGCAAGGCTGCTATAGCCGCTAGGCAGAGGATGTTCTACCACCGTCGTAAGGCTGAGAGGATGCCGAACGATGCGCCTACCATCTAGGCCATGTATAGACTGCCGCACACTTACTATAGGTAATACACGTTGTGAACGTTGTCGTAAGGCCAAACAACGCGAACGCAACAGCCGTCGAGCACACTACAAAGGCGATTACTACAAGCGATCGGCAGAAGTTCGAGCCACAGCCGTCTTGTGCTGGTTGTGCGGCGGCCCCGCTAAGGCAGATGACCCGTGGACTGCGGATCATGTGCTACCCGGTGATCCTAATTCACCACTTAAACCGGCCCACCGGTCGTGCAATAGCAGTCGAGGCGCCCGTGAATACAACCGCTAGTATATCCGATGTATTCGTTTTTCGGGGGAAGGATGGAACAAAGAC